TGCTCCTTACGGATGGACCAGATATCGAAGAGTGGAACAGATATAGCGTGCCACTCGTTAAAGGCTAATCCGACGCAGAAGGGGATAGCAGCTTCGACTTCGATATCTACAGCTACAGTATCCTTGTCCTTATAGGCGTCGAGGAACCTGTATAAGCTAACAGAGTCGCGCGCTATCTCTACTAAGCGTTCAGGCGGATGGTAGGTTTTATCTTCTGATTCCTTTATAGCCTTGAGCAAATCCAACTTAATGATGTGCTTATAGCTATACTTCAGCGGTCCTTTTTTCTCAAAATCATCTGACTCTGAGTGGAGAAGAGCAGCTGGGTGTATCGTAGGCAGAACCTTATAATCGAAAGCCTTACTCTGTATGCAGGAACCCCTCCACTTGAGTATCGATGTCTTGCCTGTAACAGCCTTAAGCGATGTATTTCCCAACGTAACAATGATATTAGGATTAATCGCTTGTATTTCGTCCCAAAGCTGAGAGATGCAACTTTCAATCGTGATAGGCTGGCCATCATCGTCAAGTATCTCGTTAAGCTTTCTGAGGTCGTTATTGGGTGGACGATACTTGACTACGTTGGTCGTATATACGTCGTTGCGGTGGATGCCTATTTCGCGACAGATTTCCCATAACAAGTCTCCAGAGGGACCAGTAAAGGGAATCTTAGACCTAGCTTCTTCAGCGCCGGGAGCCTCGCCGATAAACATTATCCTAGCGTCGCGCTTGCCTTGTCCCGGAACGTAATTAGACATCCTGCTTTATCGGCTCTATCTGCCGAAACTCAATAGGGATACCAGCATGACGATAGAAGTCCATACCCAACTGCATACCCTTAGATACGCCGTGGTCAATATAAACTACTACCTTATGTGCAGCCAATCCCCACTGCATACCAGCCTGCATCCCCATGTTCCTATCCGCTGGAACCATCTCGTCAAGGATACCGGGCTGGTCGAAGAAGAGATGACTAGCGTATGGGGATTCTCCTCGAGCCAGACAGTCTAACACACAGAGTTTAGCGTAAGCCTTGTTCTCATCTATCCCTTCTCGTGTAGGCGCGCTAAGAGGTGATTCGATAACCACTCGTGTCATTTGCTCTCCTTCTCCATCTTGTCTGAAATCATGAATACTATAAGCATCCTATGGACCTTATCTTGTATCTCAGGATTCCAATCGCCGAAGTCTGTTTCTTCTTTTAACCACTTCATGAACTCCTCTATACGGTCACTGAGGAGTCTCATTTGCTCTCCTTTGTCAACCTGCCCAAGATACCATCGTAGTAGGTCTTTTCGCGCTCGATAAGTATGTATCTCCTATCATGACGCTTACAGGCTACTGCGACCACACCAGAACCACCGAACGGGTCGATGATGATATTGTTATCGTAGGAGCAGTCCGTAACTAAGTCCTCGATAAGAGCTAGAGGCTTCTCGTTTGGGTGTATCAGGGAAGGGGAGGGGACGATAGGGAAGGGCTTGACTCCGCTTAAGGTGCTAGTCGAAGGCATAGTCCCATGACCCTTACAGGCTACGATGATGAACTCGAAGTCCTTATCGTATTCCCATGGCCTTACGCCTCTCCGACTAAGCGACTTCTGCTTGTGCCATATGACAGGAGTAGTAGCGACGTTAAAGCCTATCTTCTCTAGCTCTCCCTTGGTATGGACGCTTTCATTTGTCTGTCCCGGAAGATTGAATCCAGAATAGTAGTACACGTCATCCATGCCAGCAAATACATAGAGCATAGCACCAGGTTTAAGCACCCGATAAAGCTCTTTGAATACTGGGAGAGTTCGCTGGTCGATTCTGAGCTTCTCATCGAAGAACTTAATCCACGGTGGGTCAGTGATGCAGTGGTCTACGCTGGCAGCAGGAAGCCTCTTTAAGACCTCAGCACTGTCGCCAAGATATACCTGGTCTACTACTACGCCCTCGCTCTCCCGTGTAGCCTGCATAGGAGCTTGAGCGAAGATATAGTTTTGTTCTCTTGTGACTGCGATTCTAGCTAGACGGATAGCAGTTCGCTTGTCCTTTACCTTACCTAGATTAGGGTCAGTCTCTAAGGCACGCGCAAGCAGGAGGTCTTCACTGAGATTACCTAAGCCTACGTTCAACTCTTCAGCTGTATCACGTAGACTCCATCCCTTCTTGCCATCCCACGGTCTGCCTTGGTCTGGTTTTCCATGCGTATTTTGCCGTAGGGCGTGCAACTCCGCAACAAGACTGACTTGCTCGTGCCAAGGGAGGTTGTGACGACGTAGATTTTCATGGAGCCTGATGATTTTTCCGTCATGCTCATTTACTTCTCTAAGGTCTGCCTCAATATCAATCCAACCAAGAGATACAGCGGCCCTTATCCTACGCTCACCTGCGACGGGAACATAGAGTGCGCCTTTTAATTGTTCGTCTGGCGAACACTTACGGATGATAATAGGATGAGAAAGCCCTATCTCACGCATCGAATCCGCTAAGTTCTTGATAGTCTCTTGTTGCTCTTCGTCCAGGTTGACTTCCGGTATAGCTAGCTCTGAGATGTTTACTTTCATTTCTGACCCTTACGCCTTTTGTTGTCGTCTATCCAACCCTGGACAGCATCGAGCATACCTTCACGGTCTGCGTTAGATATCCAAAAGACTGCTCCTGCTCCCTTAGGTGCTGCTTCATTCTTACCAAAAGGAACAAGAAAGACTCCCCACGCCCAATCTTCTGGAGACCACTCATCGATAAGAGCAGCTAGAGTTCTCAGCGCGCGCTCTATCTCCTCGTTCCTAACTTGATATCTTTCGTCTGGAATAGACATAAAGTCCCTTGGATAGAGAAAGAGGCTGACTCTCCTTTTATAGAAAGCCAGCCTCTAGAGCTAACTACTCTGCTTCGGCTTCTTCTTCCTCGTCTTCCTCGTCGTCGTCATCGTCGTCATCGGTATCATCGTCGTCCTCTTCCTCATCCACATCGGTGAAGACAGGGCGCTCGACAATCTCTTCAGGAAGCGCGGGGACAGTTGGGTCCTGGTCGTCTGCTGCGAATCTCAAATCTCTCACTGGACGGTCCTTTCTATAACAACGTGCGCGTTTATGCCTAAGTATGCGCGCCCCACTCTTGTGTCTACCTCACATTTCTAGTGCCCTTATCTTGGATGTAAGGGACGCGTGAGGCAGAACAACTAAACCTTCTCGAAGCCACCAACCTCAGAAGCAGCGTCCACCACGGTCGTCGCGAGGTCCGCGTACTTCTTGGGGAGAGCCGCCCAGTCCTCGATGATGTTACGCGGTGGGTCCGTACCGTCCTTGCCACGGTTCTGCGACCACTTCGCGTAGATGTAGCGTCCACGCATGTCCCCGAACTCGATATCTGCGAGCTTGCTCTCGTCGAGCGTGGGGTTGAACGCCTTGGCCAGAGCAGCAGCACCACCAGGGAAGGAAACACCCTTCTCGCTGAGCCAGTGCTTGCAGGGAACACCAAAGAAGTCGGTGTCACGGTCTGCGTTCTCGAGGTCCAGCACAATGTTCATGCTGTCCTTCTTGGACGACAGTTCTTCCTGCACGTCCTTGATGAGAGTCGGATACCAGCCGGGCTTGACCAGCTTGGCGCGCTTGAAGTCGTCGGGAGAGATGCTCAGTCTTGGCATTGTCTTGTTCTCTTGTTTACTGTCGTGTTGTTGTGTTGTATTGGACTTTGTTTTGGTCCGCTACAGTTACCTCGACTTCTCTATGTGGTTTGCACCTCAGCTTTCTGCACGGATGCCTTAGCTCGTGCTGTCTCCAGCTTTACGTTATGCTCAGCAAGATAAGCCTGAATCACATTGTAAAGCTTCTTGTTAGTAAGCTCGATAGTAGGTGGAAGGGGAAGCGCAGTCTTAGACGGCATCTCCCCAGTAGCAACAGTCGAGATAAAACGCTTCGGCGCTTGTCCCGGCTGATTCACTGTTTGGTTGTAGAAATGATACATCTCGTTGAACCCGATTGGAATCATGCTTGGTGTCTTGGTTCCATACCCAGTTAGCGAGAGTATAGGTCTCAGCGATTCAAGGTCTCCTGGAACTGTGACCTCAAGCTTGCTGATAGGATGTGCCGTTGCAATGAAGTGGGCGGGTAGAGACTTAACCACCTCAAGAATCCTAAGAGTTGTAGCAGTCTCAGCCTTATACTCTTCAAACTGTGGCCGAGGAAGCTTACCCTTCTTAAGATTGAACTCCCCATTAATGAACAGGGAATACAGCACGCAGCAGTTAGACATCTGTGTGATGCTGTCGATGATGACAGTCTCATATGGACATCTATCCTGCAAGTCCATAAACTCCTTACAGAACTCCATGAAGTTTATGCAGTCCTTCCTCTCCGAATCCTGAGACACCACTGTCACGTACTCGATGTCGTTACGAAGCGGATAGAAAGATAGGAGCGGGTCCACTCTGTCGTCGAAGTCGTAAATCTTCATAGGACCGGGGAAACTACCAGCAGCGATAGTCTTACCAGTCCCAGGGTCTCCGACGAAGAGTCCTCTAAACAGACCGCCTATCTTTTTCGTGTTAAGGTTCGGCAAGCTACTCCTTTCTAAATCTAGCAGCCAACTTCATATCCATACCTCTGTTATATCGCCAGTCACTTATCCATCGCGGTATGGTGCGTAGGATGAACGTAAGCACTGAGGACATAAGCGACTCACCGCTGACCGAACGTATCGTCGTAAGCTCCAGCGGTTCTCGTTCTGTCTGGGTCTACGCCCCTTGAATCGAGCGGAGCAGGCGGATAGAACCAGAGTTCGGGGTTAGGCGGCTCGACATAGTTAAAAACAGGTGTAGCATTTGGACTCACGCTATCTCTAATGATGTCGTAGATACCAGGAACAGTTCCACCAGACGGAACCATCAGCATAATAGCATCGACTGCATGACTATTAAACTGATTCTGTCCAGGATTCTTCTTGATATGTCCCCATGCTGGATGCATCTGTTCGTGAAGTGCTTTGCAGCAGTCCTCAGCAAACAATCCACATCCTGTATGAGTCGCCAAGTTCGCACCCTGATTATAGACACCCATGATGATGTCCATAGGATTCGCGTTGGGATTCGGTCCAGTTGATGGAGGTTGTCCTGGGTCTGGTGGAAGCGGAGTGACAGCTACTTGAGTAAGGATAAAATCATCCACCTGAAGTCTAGCTGTCTCCTCATCTACCATCAGAAAACCACGTAGTCTCAAGCTCTCATAGCCATCAGCACTAACTTCGAGAGTAGCACCGTGACCAGTAGGGACAGTAGAGGCCACTGTTATAAGCTGACCGGGCCGTCCGTTTTCGTCCACATAGCTAGTCCCCTGACCACGAAAACCATCGTCAGAAGATAAGACTACGAGCGCGTCAAGTGGAGTCGGATAACACACGAACTTGTAGGACATTCCATTCTCCTAGAGATTCTCGAGCAAGTCGTCGATATTAACGCTGCTCAAATCCGGAATGGACGGTTTCTTAATCGGGCGCTTATCGCCTTTCTTAGGTCCTTGGCCTGATGAGTGTTGACAAGAATCGCACTTAGGCTTCTGTCGTAAGAGTTTGGGGGCTGTCATGGTAAACTCCGCTCCACACTTAAAGCAAAGACAGACCTTACCAAGAATAAACTCAACGTGCAGATAGTGCGAACAGCCTGGTAGACTACACTTCCAGATGACTGTGCCATTCTTGCCCCACTTGATTTTCTCATACTGATGTGTATGATTTTTTGCAGGGGGCAGCTTAGTCATTTCCCCATCCCTTAAAGACACCTACTGTTATCATGTCTTGTGTATTGTCCTTTTTGGTTCCAACATACAGACACTCTGGATTCCAGCAGTTCTTGTGTGGACAGGTTGTCTTATGGAGAGCACACAAATCGCTCGTTAGGTCTAGGCCAAGATAGAGATGAGCCGCTACTCTACTTACCGATACAACTCTACCCTCGAACCAGATTGCACCATGACCAGAGACTCGTTTCCCACCAGTAAACAACCAGTGTCCATCATCTGTACGAACAGTCTTATCCCGTAACCGCTGGTGGATATCAGGATGTAATCGACTAACAGACATGGTTCTTAGAAGGTGGAAGCTTCGTCATGGATAGCCGGGTTTCTCTCTACTACTGCGTCTCGCTCGAATACGTCCCAAGGTTTGTCCTTAAAGAAGTTAACCGTAAGCTTATGCTCGCGGACTTCTACAGGTTCCTTGCATACCATCTGATACATACATCCTGCATACTTATCACAGGACGTACGATTCTTCCTTACGCGCTTCCCAGCTTCGATGTCCTTGGCCCAGCCTATAGAGTCAATGACTAATCTTATGGCGTCTTCTCTCCACTCAGCAAGGGCATCAGGATTAGACTGCATTACTAGCCTACGGAAGCGCGTATCGACTTTCTTCTGGCGTAGTCCGTCCCACTCTCCTTCAGACTCCATCTTCGCGTTCTGCTGATAGCCTATCTTATTGACAATCAGAGGAAGCTGAAGCTGGTCAGGGTTTATCTTGCGAGACAACTTAGGGCTGGCCCACTGATAACCTTCGAACTGATTGGACAAGATGAACGGTTCGGATTTGCGTGATTCCGTCTTGTTGTCCACAATGATTAACCCCATCGTAGGGTCTCTCGCTATCAAGTCCACGATGCCCTCATACAGGATAAGGAGCTTTGGACTTTCATAGAGTGGAACAGAGAACGGCTTTTCTACCGCTAGTATTTCCCAGCTGTCATATTGCCACCGCTGGAAGTATTCCTTGAAGACACGCATATCTTCTTGGAACTCTGAGCTATCGATATTAGCTGAATTACTGGCGAAGATACGACCAACCATCAGACATTCCTCAATAAGCAGAGGCATATCCGCTGGCTTGTTACGTCCCTTCATCCTCTCGACGTGATAATGCTCAAGCATCTGGTGCATGAGGATACCACGCTCCAAGGCAATGGCCTTTTTCTGTGGTTGCCAGTTCTCATAAAACTGTAGCCTCCACTTCTCAGGACAGGAGTCCATTGTATTGAGGACCGTCGCATCTACGCGGACTATCAGCCGGTCTGACAAGTTAATTACCTCCTTATTCTATATCTACTTAAAGTCGTCGAGGTTATATTCGTCGTCGAGAGAGTCTAGAACTATCTTCTTAGTTGGTTGTGCTACGCGACCATAAACCTTACGCGGAGATGTTACGCGCGTAGGTCTATCAGGAACGAACACATAAGCGGCTTCGTGTTTCTCGTTTGCAAGCGCAATTATCCGAACGAGGACGCTGATGTGGTGGGTCCGAATCTTGTTATCGATACCCGCCACCAGAAGAGAGTGCGCCTTGAGTTCCTCGATAGTCGAGTTGTCTATATCTATATCGGGGATTTCAAACGTCACTTCTTCTCCTCTGGTGCTTCCTCGAGCATCTCATATCGTCCACACTCCGGGCACTTCGCCAGTGGTTTGTAGACGATATAGAGGCAGTGGTTGCAGATGTATCTAGGCATCCGCTTTATCTCTTGCTGCACGTTTCTGTTTCCAGACTTTCTTCATCGTGGCCTTGAACTTACGACGCTGTGCTTCCGACCACTTGTTCTTCTTTGGCGCTGGATGCTTCTCTTTAAGCAGAGAGACTCCGTTACCATTAGACAGAGCCTTGTCAAGAAGCGCGGCGAGACCTAAATCGATGAGTGATAATTCTTGCTTGCGGCTTAACTTGAGCTTCATTGTCCACCTTTCGCTCGACATATTTCGGCTTGGAAAAACCAAAATACTCGATGATAATGGTTTCGAGCACCCAGGATACGCTCTTGTTTTCCTTGCGCGCTATATCCCGTATGCCGTCCTTTATATGCGGAGGCAGACCGTGTCCTATTGTCTCGCGCTTATCACCTGAGAGCAGGCGTGGCGCTATAGTCTTTGGCTTTCTCTTGGACGGCATCTCGAATCCTAGTTAACCTGACGTTTCATCCAAACTTCTATGAGGGGTAGAAGTTGTGCAGTCGTCGCGCTCGCGCAGTAGAACACATTAACGTCCTGCGTCTCATCGACTTCCTGAAAGAGAAACAGGGCAAACCGCATATTGACCGGCAGCGTATCCTGTATCTTCGACGCAAGGATAGCCATGAGTTCTTCAGTCGTCGCGTCGCGCTCCTCGAACTTGTTGACGTCTGGGTTGTGTTGTTTCTTATCAGCGTCATCAGTCATCGGTTCGTATACTCAATGTGGAAGTGACGACCTGTCTGACAGTGGACAACTCTGAGCCTGTTAGTGTTGATACCCTTGAGCGTCATGAAGTACAGCACTTCCCTTGCACGTTCCTCCGTGGGGTATGGAGTCTTGTTGCAAGGTCTTACAATAGCAAGGGCAGAGGGACGGGCTTTCTGTTGCAGCATAGAGTTCTCCGTTAAAGTTAGCAGTTAACAGTCTTACCCGAATCTCGTGCGATACAGCCTCCTTTATCTTAACTTGGATTCCAGCAAACGGAATCCCCATTGTTAAGTCTAACACAGCTTTATGCAAAAGTCAAGCGGTGAGTCCTAGTAAATGTCATACTCAGGGAAGCTAATGTCTGTGAGAGTCGCATACACCTGACGCTCGTTGACCATAGCATCCTTGAGTGGATAGGGCAGAGCGATATAGCATGGAGTACAAGCCACGCCATCCTCATAGTCCTTGCCTTCACCTAAGTCTGCGTTCTCGAACTTGTTTACAGGGACCATATGAGTCTTGAAGCGAGAGTAATACTTTATCTCTCGTGTATCGTCGTACTTGTAGATGGGCATATCTTTAGCCCTTCTTCTCCTTCTTCTCTTTAAGGCGACGCTTTATCTCTTTCTCCATAGACTTAGAGACATTGCCTACGAGCATAGTCTTCTTAGTCTTCATGAGGCCCGACGTTATGTTCGAGGTCTTTCCACCCACTATTCCACCTTTCCTATCGGTCGGTCACAGTCTGCGGACAAGCTATAAAAGAACGACTCGAAGTCTGAGCGCGCATCCCTTAAGCCTACGACCGTGATGATGTTCTCCACTCGCTTATGGCACTTGTTGCAGTGGCCAGAGACGATGATGATACGCGCGCCGACGAGTCGTTTGACCTTCTCCCAGGACTTGAGTTGAGAAAAGGAGAAGAAAGGAAAGACGTCCAGCTCAGACTTCTTTTGTGGCATATTTTTTCTTCATCTCCTCTAGGAAAGCTATAGCAGACTCTTCATCTGGGACCAATCCCATCTTAATTAGACGTTTAATGTTTTGTCTACCTACTAGTCTAGGCTGATATCCTTTAGGCTTTGGAACTCTAGGTATTATCCCCTTTTTAAGTCTATACTTACGATTGCGCTCTACGAGCTGTTCATCTATATATCCCGGTTTATACTCAGGGTAGTCATATAGCTTGACTTCGTTATCTATAAAGGTCTCACATTCTGGACCCCTATAGACTGCTTGACCTATGCTTGCTTGATGTAGAAAGTCGAGGCGAGCATCATAGTTAGTATAGTCAAGTTCATCTATCGTAGGTATACGTCCTGGACCTACCTTTATCAACTGCCTATCTTGTTTCCTAAAAATAGGATGCTTACGATAGGTTACTTGAAGGACCTCCCCTAAACCAAAGTCCTCTGGATGCTCGCCCCGTATCATGGCTTATCTCGAGTTGACAGCTTCGAGTGCGGCGATAAGTCTAGGAAGCGCCTCATAAGTAATGCTGACAGAGTAGCCTTCGTATTCGTCTCCGCCCTCTTCCCTAACTTCCACTAGACTGACGTATTCCTGCTCAGGCTTAACTTCCAGGTTATACGTCGCGACCTGCTTGACCATGATTGGTTCCATAAAAGCTCCTCTCCACTGGCAAAAGGGGAGTTGCAGTCCTCCCCTAGTCCAGTCTAGCTATGACTCCTACCGCTTACTACCTAACCTCCAGCGATTCAGTCCCTTCGACGCGAGAACATCTGCGAGCTGCTTCATAAGACTCGCCTCATCCCACTTGCCTTCCTCGTAGTCCAGAGTGTTCGCCATGTTCTTGCGCTTCTCTTCGACAATCTGAGTCAGGAAGTCGTCGATGGTTCCAGCAGCAATAAGGTATGTCGCCATAACCTTGCTCGCTGTAGACCCTGGCCTGGGGAAACGTCCTTCCGCCTGCTCTTCTGTAGACGGATTCCACTGACGTTCCATGATGAGGCAGTGTGAGCAGAATTGCAGGTTAAGACCCGTTCCTGCTGCTCCAGTCGAGGCAATCATAATACGATTCCCCGGCTTCTTAAACTCCTCGACCATCTCATCGCGAGCGTTCACGTCGAGTTCTGCGCTGTAGTAGAGAGGAGGATTATACGCTCCCTCTGCCATCGTCTTGGAGAGCTTCTCGAGCAGATGGACCGCAGCCTTCTTATGGTGCAGGAAGACTACGAGTTTCTCGTCGTTCTCAGTGCTCAGCAGGAAGTCTTCGATGAAGTCGTTGGCCGCATTGACCTTCGCGACTCCCGTGATATGGCGCATCCTCGAGAGATAACCAAGAATATCTGTCGTGTTCTTCAGCTTCTTGATATCATCCATGTAGTCCTGGAACTCTTTGACTACTGCGATGTATTCTTTGAGGAAGTCGTTATCTTCCATCTCTGCTAACTGGAACGTCCTGAAGACCTTAGGCAGGTCCGGCAGCACATCCGCGCGCTTATACCGGATGATGAAGTCTTCAGTCAGAGCCTTAAACGCTTGTGGATTCTTAAGGCCGCCAATCTTACCTGACTCCGGAGAGACCTCACAGTGACGCAGCTTAAACTGTGCCTCAACTGGGAAGAGTTCAGGTCGCACGATGTTGAGAGTAACAAAGAACTCTCCAGCGTGCTTCTCGATATTCGTCCCTGACATGCAGATGACGCGCGCCTTCTTCCCGCCGTTAGCGAGTTCGGCTATCTTACGGAGTGCTCGAGTCCTGGCAGAAGCCGTATTCTTAATCTTGTGGGACTCGTCTACGCAGATAAACTTAAACTTGCCAATAAGCTTATCGTCCCACAGTGGCTTCTTCGTCACCTTAACAGGCTGGTTGCTATCCCAATCCCATTCCTCCTCGACTCCACCAACGTCTGGCCTGAGAAGTCTAAGAGTATCGACGCTGACCAGAACGATTGGGAAAACTTCGAACATCGGCTTATCGTTGCTGGACGTAATAATCTGTGGCATGATGCCAGTCCAACGAACAATCTCTGATGCCCACTGTGGTCTGAGTCCTGACGGGCAAACAACCAACGCTGGAAGCAGGTCCTTCTTGTTACGAAGGATAAGCATACACGCGATGATGGTCTTGCCTAGTCCCTGCTCGTGAAGGATAAGACCGTTGCAGTCCGCCTTCTCCATGAAGTAGGTCGTATCCCACTGATATTTGAAAGGCTCACGACCATCCTTGGACACGATAGCCACATCCTCTGCCTCTGCTTTGGCTTCGAGGATAAGTTCGTGTCCACATTCGTTCGTGATGTAGATATAACCTTCGTTGGTATATCTGGAGATTTCCTTGACGGTTTTGCCGCAGTTAATGCACTTGCGGACTAAGATTGTTGATGCCATAGTCTAGTTCGATTCTCCGCGACCGTACTTCTCGTTAATGTAGTTGAGAGTCGCTTCGTCCAGCTTATTCGTAACTTTATAACGCTCGATAAGCTGGTCATAGCCAAAGTTAAGGCCGTGGAGCATGTCGATGCCAGTCTTAATAGCAGCAGCGAGAGCCTTGACTTTCTTAGGCTTATCTTCGCCCGCTACACCAGAAGCTTTGGCCTTTTTCCGTGAACCGTCGGGCTGGACTCTGGAGTTATGGTCTTTCCAGATACGGGACAGGGCAATCTCTGCCTTCTTCCGCTCAGTCTCATTGCCATTCATGATGACCAAGTTGAGTTCGGCCTGATAAGCCTTCAGTTCCCACTCTTTCCAGAACGCTGCGTCCTGCATCTTCTCGATATGGGCCAGAAGCTTATCGGGGTCGGCCTTGCAGTTTTCGCGCGCCTCACGAGTTATTTCGCGCCAGAACTCTGCGAGCTTTGTATGTCCCAGCTTGTCGAGGAGCTGGTCTTCGCTAACCGTCTCTTCGACTACGTGCTGGTTAGCCCATGGACCTGTTGCCATCCCGCGGATAGCTGTCCTCTTTATCTTGCCTTCGATGATGTCGCGTGAGTAGGCGGGGTCTGAGAGGAGTTCTGAGACCTCTTCAGTTGTTATCGGAGAAGCGTGGATTGGTGTAGGGTCGATTCCAGGTCTAGCTTCTGCGTCCGCACTTGGAACAGACAATGACTGGTTTGGATTGCCGTCCTCGTGAGTCTCGGTTGAAGACGTAGGTTCGTTCGAGGTCTCCACCACACTTTCGGCAGATATCGGTTCCTTCCCGACGCGCTCTATCTTCTGGTCGCTGACCTGCGGAACTATCTTCTGCGAGTCGAGTATCTCTGTCGTCGATAAGTCCTTGTCCCATCCTCTTGTCTTCTCCTCTAGCATCTTATCGAAATCGTCGTCGGGGAAGAAGTCGCTATCGTTACCGTTTTTGTGTTCCATCCTCTTATCCTCTCTGTCTGCTAGCTCTTTGGCCTGCTACCGTATCCAAGTTCGGCCAGTGTAACAGGAACTATCTGGGCTACGCTGTCGTCTGCCTTTCGCATCGTCTTATTAACGCTAAGCTCACGGCTTATGCTAGTCGATGGAGTGCAGATAAGGATGTTGTCTGGTGCGTGTTCGCCTTTATAGTCGATATCGACCCACGCATAACCAGCCGGAGCAGTCTTCCAGACACAGCCATCTTTCCATGCTGTAATCTTTCGGAGTTCTCTCAGTCCTTGGTATTTCATCTTATCTCGTTTCCCCCTTTCAGTCTTGAGCAATCCCCTAACAAGCTAGGCTATCGCCCATCCATTATTTTACGCTTACCATATACGAAAGTCAACGACAGAGAATTGACGCCTTATGTCAATTTCTTGACGCTATAACCATATACAACTATAAGGTATGCTTGAGTTCAAACCTTATAGGCATATACAACTAAAAGGAGTCCTGGAGCCTCTCATTATAGCTTGATGTAACGATTAGGGCTCGAGCGCAGACAGCAAATGATGGTTATCTATAACTGTTCGTCTGCCGAACACTTAAAACGGTATTCTTAGGACTATTTGTATGTTATAGAGGAATACCTTAAGCGCGCGTCTTATTAGCTGCATAGGCTTATCTCTATGGTATCTAGATATCTGGTGTATAAGCCAGCCGCGCTCATATAGGTCGTAAATGTCTATAGTCCCTGCGGAATAAAGAGCCATAGATAACAGAATATGAGCAATAGAATGGCAGTTCGGACATAGTAATATCTTGTTAGCTTCTGTGTCGTCTCCACCATGCCCTTTAGGACGAATATGATGACTATGCAGTCGCTTACGATGGTGATAACGGAAAGCAAAGCCACAGGCCTCACAAGATATGTCCTTATCTCTCATACTCCTAGTATATCATCTATCTGGAGTTTCGTCCACCAGCAGTTATCTCTACGGCCCAATTATCGACACAGAAGTCTTGTATGCAGTTCTCTTCTGATATCTGAGCTTCTAGTCCTTTCTTCCTCATCTTCTCACACCACCGCTGATAATTGTCCTCTATGATTTTGGTAGCTGTAATAGTCTTTCTACCACTTGGTTCATCGTACATAAAGACTCTTGGCATCAATCCTCCTTGATAGGATATAAGCTAGATAGGAGCTGGTCTACAGTATCGCCTTTAGGCTCGTTCTTATTGTTATGGTCAAACTCTATCATTTTCAGTTTATGTTCGAGCCACTCCTTATGTTCAGCCTTAATCTCAGGTTCGGCCATAAGCAATTCGACAGCCAACAGACGCGCTCGATAAAGAGTTATGTTGCGTTCTTCCTTAAGCCGACGCGCTTCCTGATTAAAGCCCTCCTCAAGTTGAGCTTCCATATCTCGTTTCTCTTCTTCTTGTGTAGCTGCTTCTAGTCTCTTACGTGACCAGGGACGGCGCTTAGTCATACAGTCTTAATCTCCAGCCTTAAGTAAAGGAAAGGCCATTGTTCAGTCTATCATGCTTTTAATAATTTGTCAATAGGCTAGTCTTGATTCGTTATTCCTTCGCCCCACAAGAACTATACCCGATTTTATAATATCCCAGAATTGTTACAGGATTATCAGAATATTAGTAGAGAATCCCTGTAAACTACTGATTCTAAAGGATTTAGATATTGACCCTCTACCATAATAAATTGAACTCGGCCCGCGAGCCTCTCAGAAAACTACCCTCTGGTATCTTTTGGTCTTATCTTATACATTTTTATATATATAAATAGAAGAGACAGAGGAAAAGAGTCAAGACTAGAAAAAGAGAGTAAGGGATGTTTTCTAAGCGTTAACCGGGAGGGTTTCAAAATATTATAGAGTACCCTAGACCGCTATCTCCTTTAGAATCAATAGGTTACGGGTTTTTATCATTAATAAAACCCTATTAAAACCCTATCATTTGCTAATCCTGGTATAATAAAAAAGACGGCTCACATATTGCCGGGGCGAATGGAAAACGAATATCCAATAATAAAAAAGCTCCAAGACTAGTTATAAGTGTTCGTTAGGCGAACAGTTAACCCCCAGGACGCGCTCGGGCAGCAAGTATAGGGTTAGGTATGGCTTAACGATTTGATGCGTGTATAGGGCAGATATGGGCCAAATAAAGGCATCCTAGCGCAAGGTTAGAAACCCCTATACAGATAAGGAACGAGTGACCTATAAAGTGGACACTAGATAAGATTGTGGATTAGGATAGAAACAGAACATAAGCGACTTGAGGCAATCTTATTAAGAGTAACTTTATCCAGACTCCATTATCTTGGATAGGAGCGCGCTTGAGGTGAGAGGAGCCAGATAAAGTTAATGAGCGTTCATTTACTTCTTATAGTTACGGATAACCAGAGTTTTAGTTATCTATAACCGTGGTGGGCTTTTAGTTATCTATAACCGATGTGGGGGCCAGGTCGAGCGCGACGTTATAGTTGTATCGAGCTAGCACGTTATAGTTGTATATGTATATAAGGAGTAGGTCTTAACCTTATAGTTGTATATGCATAAAATGAATGCCCATTCAGTTTATCTGGCTAGGGCGAAGGGAAGGCGAAGAAAAAAAGTTGCGGGTAGATGCATTTTGTAGTTGACATACGATAATGCTGGCCTCATACTGGTATCACGTTTTGAGAGTGGTTCTTGGAACGGCGTAACGCAGATAAGAAGTGAGCGTTAGATATGCCTGATGAGGCAAACGTAACGACCGAACGCGTGAGGGTAGCAGTAGACTTACTGAAGCCCGAAACGTGCCCGCCAGCACTGAAGAAGTTTTATTCAGACGCTGACCGCGAAGGCATCCGTATGGCAATGGAGAAAGGCCATGTCGTTGCCGAAACCCGTAACGTGAAAGTGTCGAAGGATAAGAGCGGCACGGGTCAGGAAGAGTTGTGGCCCTATATCATCTACCGCGCTGTAGAAGGTCCGGGCATGACGGCCCTGTCGCGCCAGAAGATGAAGGCTGCTACTAAGAAGCCTGACAACTTCGATACGCTCACCGGCAACGATAAGCTCCGTGCAGAGAATGACGCCAAGGATGGAGCTTGCGACTACTTCAATTATGGTTTCTCTCTGACCATAATGCAGCCCATCCGCACTATGCTGACCAACTCGTTGGGCGGCGTGGATAAGGAGATTGACAAGCAGGTTGCTCAGGCCATGAAGATGGGTATCTTCCCATCGGCTGAAGAGGCACGCGCCATGATTATCGCGCAACGCGAGAAGATTGGCCTCGAGATTCCTGCTGAGACTGGCGAGTAGATAGCTCGATACAACTATAAGGGAAGGGGACTCCATATCCCCTCCCTTTTTTTATCTCACCCACCTTATAGGCATATACAACTATCATCCTGATAGCCATATACAACTGTTATGTGCCGCCTCCATGTTATAGTGCTATACAACTAACATGAGAAGCTTCCCGCCTTATAGCTCGATACAACTATAATCCCCATGCTAGTGCTATACAACTATAAGGATGCCTGGAGCGCGCTATAGTGTGATGTAACTATAACATGAGCGACTCGAGGAGATATGGTTATACATAACTAGAGCGCGCCTTATAGCTATACATAAGCGACTTGAGTGGTTTTAGTTATATATAACTGTGTACCCATCCATACGCGCACTATAGTTATAGATAACCATTGTCTTCAGGCTCGAGGGGTCATACTAGTTGTATACGTCTATAAGGCGCATTATAGTTGTATACTCCTATAATAATAAATCGTATATGGATGCGTTAAATACATGCAAATAAATTGTTGCACCGAGCCTTGACTGTGGTAATCTTATTAAGTAAGTCGTAGTTGGTTAGTTGACAACTGAATAACGTAGTGAGCTTAGTTAAGGCTAGGTTTACGGATACGCAGGCATACCTGTTATCTGTCCTAGTCTTTAACTTCTGGCCTCCAGATAAGAAGCCTATGCACCTCTCCGATGTATCAATGTATATGGTTACTAGTGCCATATCATCTGACCCGTGCAATGTCACAGCAGCCTAGCTTATCTGAGACTTCCAAAAAGGCTATCCCCACAGATACCGGAATTGCCTAGCCTTAACTAAGCTCATTACAGAGAGGTAACATGGTAGTAGATATCACGTTCCACAAGACTCCGCCACAGCAGTTCCAGAAGGTCCGCAAGCTCCAACAGAACCTGCACTCGATCATAATCACCTTCTACGACTTGGAAGGTGCCGAGAAGGTGATTCCGGTTAAGGAAACGAAGACGCTGCACGTTTCCAACGACTAGATAAATCAGGGAGGTTAATAGCCTCCCTTTTTTATTGCCCCTTACATTATAGACATATACAACTATAGTGCTGACATAAGCGACTTGAGCCATTATAGCTAGATATAACTGTTATTCTTATCCTCGCTCTCATTATAGTTATAGATAACCGTGGACCCATCCATATGAACTCATCCACCATATAGTTATAGATAACTGAAATGTCAAGGATAAAACAGTATACTTGTGTTAAATATTTATTTTTTATCCTCGAGTTCCTTTTAGTTAGATAGTGGTATTCTGTATGGGTAGTCAGTTGGTTAACGGTTAGTTGATAGATGGAGTGTTTGATATGAGTGAGAACGTAAGAGCAACTCAGGTGAACGCTACGATTGCACGCTACGGTCATGGCGGAGTCGGCGATAAGAAGCCCACCACTAAAGGCGTCTACGTGCAGAATCCCGACGACTGGGCACGTCTCACTGCTTATGCCGACGAACACAAAATGTCGGTGTCGGAAGTTATCTTCACCGGCCTTTCTCTTCTAATTGAGAACAAGTGCAAAACGTGCGCGCGCGTTGCGGAAGTGCTCTCAACTGCTGGTATCACGGTATCTGGCTCGGTCACAGTTAAGGCCGCTAAAGCTAAGAAGTAAGATAGTTGCGACTCAAAGGGGATGCCTATATAGCGTCCCCTCTTTTTTTGTTTCGAGATATGCTTGCTATTCAAAGTAGATAGTTGGAGTACAAAGGATATGATATACATGGCTATAGTATACATGGTTACTATCATAAGCGACCTGAGTTATGGTTGAGTTCTTTTGAAGTTGTATACGCGCATGTAGATACGTGGATGCTCCTACAATAATGTAGCCCTCCCCCTCCTATCCTACAAAAAGGGTCCCATAACTCCCCAGGGGTATAATGTCTATAGCACGTACAAAATCACCACAAGGTATTCCTACGTCTTATTATCTTAGGTGGAAATAACTCTCCATACTTATCCGCGCTCCTTTCCTTAAAGCTGTTATTTTCCTTAAAGCTGTTATATTTGGGTCCCATGTAAGCCACTTCCTCCTTAGGTATCTTTTTATTTAGTTCTGGCATAAAGTGACGTATGAGTTGTCCTTCTAGTTTATTAAGCTCGGATGGACTACAATACCATACGTGTATCTCGTCATTAAGGTTCAAGAAGTGTACGGTCTGGTGAGTTTTGAGCCTCCTTATTATGTTGATGCTTTGGCCTATATACAGGTACCTAGAGTTTTTATACCAGCCATAGATACCGCACTCCGTTATTATCTTAACCGGCAGGACGAAATCAGGTTTCATTTCTTAAGTCTATCACGAAGCTTATTAGATGTCAAGTAGGAAGGACTACGCGCGCTCAGACGGGGATATTAAGTGTTCGCGGAGATAACAATTAAAAATGCTAACAATTTCGCTTATCTTAGAAAAAACTTGACATCCTGGGCAAAAGGGTGTACAATTCTACTTGGCGGGCTATATGTTTATAACTGAAGAAGAAGCGCAGCGTAGACTCAGTAATCCTCGTAATATCTTCTCGGAGTCTTTCTCTGAGGATTCTGACGAGGTAATTGAGAAGGAAGAAGATAAGGACGCGCCTCCTCAGAACGAGATAGATAATATGCTCGACGCTGCTAATGACCCCTATAAGATTAGGCAGCGAGAGAAAGGACTGAGGGGACAGACGAACGTCCAGGTTGCTATCGGGACGGTGAGTCATATCATTGGTTCTGGTTCAGCGGGTCCCCTGTTCGGTTTATCTGAGGGACAGGCTTCGGCATACAAGGAGGGGATATCTTCTAGCGCGGATAGAGGAGTCAATCGTCCTCCAGTGCCGACCAATCCAGATAGAATGAAGCGGATGAGGTCTGTAAAAGAACAGTTGGCAGAGTTGGCGTCTAAGAAGCTCGCTTCTGCTCTAAAGTCACTTACAGACGACAAGATAGATGGCTGTAAGGCAAGCGCGATAAGCGGAATAGCTAAGGATATGGCGACCGTAATGGATAAGGTGACAAAGGAAACCTCCAAGCCTGAGTCTATCCATTTCCACATCTTTAGACCTGAGATGAAACAAGTGAGCGAGTATACGACCGTCCACGTCACCTCGCCACTCATTATCCCGGACGGAGGACTTTAAAGGTAGGTAGATATCTTATGCCCAGACTATCTGGACTCGCTAGGCTTGATGAGGGATTCGACGAGCCGGTTTATCGTAAACCAGAGGGCGCGCGTCCGTCTCTCCTTAAGAAGGTCGAAGCGGCTAGACAGGAAGGTTCCATCCGCAAGATAAAGCAGGATAGGGGATTTGGCTTTATTGCTGGTGATGACGGCCAGGACCATTTCTTTCATTGGTCCGGTATGGAAAAGACAACAAAGAATTTCAGGGAGCTTGAGATACAGGATAGAGTGTCCTTCATAGCCATCAATGGAGATAAGGGGCCGCGCGCTATCTGTATTAGAGTTATTCCCTTGGATTAGAAATGCCTATCAGAAGAGTAAGCGTAAGCAGACCAAAATCGACGTTGCAGAAATTCAAGAGTAGCGTTAACGATGATGGTGCTTACGTTGCTCTATCTGGTAAGCACTCTAAAAAGTCTAAACCCAAAAAGTTAACTTTCGGTTCTAAGCATAAGAGGAGATAGGATGGCGAGTGCTTTTATGAACTCCATCAAAGCTAACTTTAATCCTGCGAAAAAAGGAGAGAAGGGCGGCAAGATAGGTTCGACGCGCACCCCCACTAGGAAGACAGACTCACATAAGCTTAAGCTTGGTTCTAAGTAGATAAGTAAGCTACCCACTTACTGACAACTAACCGTCCTGCGCACGTCCATGCGTATAAGGAGAGACTAGATTAACATTTTGGAAAGCGAGCGTGTTATGACCGAGTTGATGAAAGACGATAGAACCGAAGAGCAAGCTGAAAAAGACGAACTCGTCGCAGCCGAAAAGGAAGCTAAGAGACTCGCAGACGAAGAAGCCAAAAAGCCAGCGCAGTCACCTTTTAGTGGTGGTAACGTCTACATCGATTCCAAAGCTGTAGGCGATAACACGACAATCAAACACAGCTATATCGGAACTGGTCCCCTGCTGGTTCCGTGTACTCGTGGTGAGCAGAAGGCTATCTCCGGTGATTATATTGTTCAGGTCTATACGTTGGACCCGAATGATAACACCAAGGAAAGCTTGTTCACCTTCCTTATCTCAGCCGAAATCTATCAGGTTCTTTTCGACGCACTCCCTCCACCTGCAACTTTTGCAGAGTTCCAGAAGTTCAACGACGATAGAGCAAAGCGTCTAGAGGAGAGGTGGCTTAAAGCGTCTCAGCTTCCTGCTCCTCCTGTAGTTAATAAACCGTCCGCGCCAGTAGTAACGCACCCAGTTCAGCCGACAGTTAATCGCAAGTAATACGATACGGCTCTAGTCTTTGTAGGACACCTTCCTATCTAGACCTGAGCCGTCGTCTTTTTATTTTAACTCTAGCATATGGCCGTAACGACTACGAGGGATGACAGTGGCAGGTATGTTAGAGAATGGAAGCCGACCGATAAGCAGAACGAATTTATCCAGATACCTTTCGAGGTGTTTGAGGGATTCTTTGGCGGTTCGGCAGGACCAGGGAAAAGTGAACTCTTATTTATGCTCCCCGTCCTATACGGTTTCCACGAGCATCAAGGGTTCCAAGGGGTTCTCTTTCGCGAGTCTTATCCGCAGCTTGAAGCGTCGCTGATTAAACGTGCTGTACCAATTTATAATCTGTTTGGCGCAAGTTACGATAGTACGAAGCATGTTTCTACTTTTCCGTCTGGTGCTCAGATACGTTTCAACTACCTCGAGAACGACAAAGACGCGCGCCAGCATGATACTAACGAGTATCAGTATATTGCGTTTGACGAGCTGACATCCTTTAACGAATTTAGATATACGTTCCTGACTTCTCGTGTCCGTAGTATTATCGAAGGAGTTCCGCCTATAGTAAGAAGCGCAAGCAATCCAGGAAACGTCGGCCATCTATGGGTAAGGCAAAGATTTGTAGAAGGAGCACCAGACGGGGGTAAATTACTTTATGACGAAAATTCTGAGACATATCGTATATTTATCCGCGCGTTCCTTACTGATAATCCATACCTTATGCTCAAGGACCCTGGATATCTTAAGCGACTTCGACTATTACCTATTGCGGAGCAGCGAGCGAAAATCTACGGAGACTGGTGGGTCTTCGCAGGACAAGTCTTTACTGAATGGCGAGATCCTTTTTACGGAGTTAAATTCCCCGACGAGCCTAGCAATGCTTGCCATGTTATCGATGACTTCCAGCCGCCTGAGTGGATGCCAAGACTTATGGCCTGCGACTGGGGATATCACCCCGGAAAAGTGTGGGTTGGATGGTTTGCGGCTACTCCCGATAAGCGAGCCATTCTTTATCGAGAGCGGGTCTGGTCCAAAACTAATATCGCTGTATGGGGAGCAGACGTTGCTCGTATCAGCGAGTCCGAGCGAGAAGCTATTAAATCTTTTAAACTAGACCCATCAGCCTGGGCCAAGCGGGGAGAGGAACACTCTATAGCAGAACAGATAATGGACGCCACAGGGATGCCGTGGGATAAAGCTGATAACGACCGCATTGGTGGTAAGCAGCTTATGCACGAATATCTACGTTGGGGTCCTAAGCCGTTAAGCTATAATCCGTTGGTAGGTTACGATGAGGACACTGCATTTAAGATACTCAGGAATCAAGGTCCAGATAGATACAAGGAATATATGGCCTTATTCCAAGAGGAAGAGCCAGAGAAGAACTTACCGAAATTACTTATTTGCAAGTCCTGCACTGAATTTCGTAAGGTTATCCCAGCTTGCGTTTATCCCGAAGAAGATAAGCCTGGGATAAGAGCAGAGGACGTTAAGCAGTTCATAGGCGATGATGCTTACGACGGTGGAAGATATGGAATCAAGGCAATCGATGACTTCTTCAATTTATCGGCAAACGAGGCGGATAAGATTGATAAACTGGGTCAAATCGTTATGGCCTTGGACCGGACGGGGGACTGGAATACCTTCTATCGACAGATGGCAGGATACGATAAAGACTATAGGCGCGCGTCCCAGTCAATTCAACGACATAAAGGGCGATACAACGCGAACCTCTCACGTCGCCTTCGTTTTAAGCCTCACTAAGAAGCAGCTTCAAGTGTTGGCTATTGATTTATACTTCGACCTAGATAAGCAGGAAGAAGCTCTAATCCATGCGCGCACCGACTTACAGCAGCAGGTTGAGCATAGTCAGATGCTCCTTGAGAAGCTGGTAGACGATAAGCTTGCTCCTAAGCAGGAGGCTATACAGACTGCTCCGACAAACTTAGAACCTGTCCAGTCTCGTCGTCCATCCTGGGGTAAGATAAGGCAGGACTACGAAACTAAACAGCGAGCAGCTTATTGGGCACAGCGTATCGCAGACCAAGAAGCAGCAGATGCAGCGGTAGCAGATAAGAAAGTAGCAGAAGGGGAAAGGAACTAACTAATGGCCGCAGCAGTGGCAGTCTATGGGATACCAGTAGGAGTCCCTACGACTATCCTACAGAATCAAGTCGTTGGTCTTCCAAGTCGCCTATCCTTTATCCAGTCTACAGTAGCCATTGATGGTTCTGTGGATGGCGTAACATGGGTGGCTATGACTGGAGCTAATACTACTGGTGTTAGTTCTCCCGCTCGTTTCGCTCGTTGCACGACGGCCGGTGTTACCATACTTTGCAAGCGCGCAGATTAAGAGATTCATATGTTTCCTCCTCAGCAACCGCCTCCTCAAGACCCTTCTATGATGATGCCCCCTCCTGATGCTGGAACTTTGCCACCAGCAGAGGGACAGGACCCGTCTATGGATATGTCTCAGATGATGCCGCCTGAGGAGGAGACACCAGAAGAAGCACCAGCTCCACAGCCGATATATGAGACAGAGGAAGCACGTATCCTCTCTATCCTTATCGATGACTACCTTCTACAGGACCAAGGCCCGCGCGACCTGAACATGAAGGAGTGGAGAAAGCATTTTAACTATTGGGAAGGTTTACAGTATACGGCGTGGGACGCAGGCTCTCAGCAGTGGAAGACACCGGAGCAGATACTAGATGAAGACCCACAATCAGACATCGACCCATCTATCTACGCTAAAGTAGTTAACATCTACAAAGCTCATGGAGAGATTCTTATTGGTGCTCTTTCTAGTGGTGTTCCTACTGTTAGGTTTTTCCCTCTGGATGCTGACGACCACGAGGACATCCAGGCCGCGAAGTCCAGAAGTAAGCTCTCCGAACTAATCCAGAGACATAACAGGTCGAAGCTCCTTATGATGAAGGCGCTTTATCTCCTGTATAACTGTGGGATGGTCGCCTGCTATAACGAGAACAAGACCGACTTTAGATTTGGCAGCTACACGACTCCTGTTTTTGAGGATATCGAAGTTATAAACCAGTCCTCATACTGTCCCCAATGTGGGGCAGAGATGGCTCCTCCTCAGCAACTTCCACAGGGAGAACCACTTCCACCACCTCAGCCGGGTATGTGCCAGAGTTGTGGCTATCAGGGTCCGCCCGAGCAGGATAACCAGCCTGGCTCTATCCAGATGCAGACAGGGGAGACTGACAACCCCAAAAACAGAGAGACTCTAGAGATATACGGTCCCCTGAATGTAAAGCTTCCTCTTTATGTTAAGGAGCTTGTATCTACACCTTACATCTGTCTTGAGGATGAATTCCCTGTAGCACTTCTCAGAGAGATTTATCCTGAGTTTGCTGATAAGATTCAGTCTTCCAATCTCGGTAGTTACGACACCGACATGAGGATTCCCTCAGTCTATAAGGGGGATATTCCTGATGAGATGTGTACAGTCCAGAGATTCTGGTTTAGGCCGTGGGCGCTGAATCTTTATCAGAGAGACCAGGATACAATCAAGTCACTTAAGGAACAATTTACTAAAGGTATCTACTGCGTAAGAATCAACGATAACCTTATAGTAGAGATAGTTCAGGACTCCATAGACGACCATTGGACGCTTGCAGATAACCCATTCGCTGAGACTCTTCATGCGCCGCCTATTGGTCGAGGGATGGTCCCGCTTCAGGATATTGAGAACGAACTTGATAACCTTACGCTGGAGACTATCGAGTTTGGTTTACCGGAACTCTTTGCAGACCCTAAGACACTTGACTTTACGGCGTATCAAAGGCAAGAGATACGTCCTGGACAGGTTTCACCTGCTAGTGCTTCTGCTGGTCGTTCTCTTGGTGAGAGTTTCTATGAAGTCAAGGCTACGACGCTATCGAGAGAAGTAGATATGTTCGCAGAGAGGATGAATAACCGCCAACAGTTTGTGCAGGGAACTTATCCTTCTATCTACGGTGGTACTCAGGAAGGTGGATCTGGAACCGCGCGCGAATACGAATTGTCTAAAGCGTCTGCTCTACAGCGCCTATCTACTAACTGGACTATCTTGCAGGAGTGGTGGGCACAGGTGATGAAGAAGGCGACGGATAGCTTCGTTAAGCACATGAAGACAGACGAGAAGATGGTGCAGTCGAAAGGCTCCAACTTCATTAACGTCTGGATTAAACAGAGCGAGCTTATCGGTCAGGTAGGAGAGGTCGCACCTGAGATTGCAGAACCTTTCCCGATTAGCTGGACTCAGAAGCGTGATGTCCTCCTGAACCTTATCCAGATGAAAGACCCGATGATAGGTTCAGTCCTTGGTCATCCAGAGAACGCAGGACTTATCGCTTCTGTCATAGGCTTGAGCGAGTTGCATATTCCCGGAGACGATAGTCGTAACAAGCAACTCTGGGAAATCTCTCAGATGATATTGGCTGAACCACAGCAGACCGGACAGATGGGTCCTGATGGTCAACCACAGTTGATGCCGTCCATACCAGTTGACCCCGTAGTCGACGATAATATGGTAGAAGCTGAGATATGCAAGTCTTGGCTTCGGTCAGAGGTTGGCATCGACGCTAAAGCCAACAACCCTGGTGGTTACATGAATATCATGAGCCATCTAAAGATGCACGAGTTCTTTAACGCACAAGCGGCACAGCAACAGCAACAGCAGGAACAGGATAGTAAGAACCCCCCAGATAAGGGTGGAGATAACACACAGCGAGAAGGAGCAGTCGAATGACAATTCCGTCCATGCAATATCCTCTCTATGCACCTGAAGATGACGCAGGTGGAGGAGCTTCGTCTGAGTTTGAACAGGACATGAACGACTTGGAGGGTACAGCCGATGAAACAGCAGGAGACGCGACAGATAGTGAAGAGTCGGATAAAGATAGCACTCCTGCTGGAAAGAATAGAGCTGGAGCTGAGGAAGATACGGAAGGTGAGAAGGACGAGGGCGAAGGCGAAGAGGGAGAAGGAGATACTGACGAAGATGATGAGTTAGAGGATATCGAGTCTGGAGAGGGAGAAGAGGAGGAGACTCCTGCTTATGCGCGTCCTCCCATTAAGGCTATTAAGGCAAAGTATCCTGAGCTGTTTAAGGATTTTCCACAGCTTAAGACAGCCTTCTTTCAGTATCCTCACTACGCCGAACTCTTCGCTGATGTTGACAGTGCTAGAGAGGCTGTAGCTAAGGCGCAGGAATACGATACGCTAGAGTCTACGTTAGTAGGGAAGGGCGACGCTAAAGTTCTTCTCTCGACTCTAAATGAGAATAACCCTAAAGCCCTCAAGAAGATGGTTGCGGGTTTTAGTGATAATCTCAAGGAGATAGACTCCGACGCGTATCTTGCGTTGGCGAATCCTATCATCGAAGAACTCCTGTATCATGCAAGCGCACATGGAGTAAAGGTTGGAAATAAGAACCTTCAGCTTGCTGCTAGGCATCTTGCTAACTTTGTTTTCGCTAATGGTGGTGACATACCTGATATCACTAAGAAGACGAAAGCAGCAGAGCCATCAGACGCAGAAGTCCAACTTGCACAAGAGCGTGAGACTTACGCGAAAGAAAAATTCCAGTCCGCGCTCGGAGATGTGATAGAGCTAATCAAGCCAGACATGAACGCTATCCTGGGTAATAAGCTGGATGGTCTGACTGGCTTTGAACGTAAGCAGATTCTTAAGGAGGCTCGTGCGGAAATCGATAAAATCCTCCTTGGGGATAAGGCTTTTCAGGGTAGCTTAAGGGCACTCTGGAAAAAGGCGGAATCGACAGGATATAGCAGTGAGTCAAAGTCCAGGATAAAACGCGCGTGGCTGGACCGCGCCAAACTCATTGCTCCACAGGTGCGAAATCGCCTGAGACAAGAGGCTGTAAGTTCGCGCACCGGCTCAAAGCGTGAAGCCTCAGACGACAAGGTGAAGCTGAAAGTTGAGAGCGAGAAGAGGACTTTTCCAAGTGGCGCAGGTAAAACTCCGGCAGCAGGTCAACGCAGGGTTCTCGATCCTAAGAAAATCGATTGGCGTAAGACCTCAGACCGCGACATCCTGGACATGAAGTAAAGTGAGCCTTATCGCTGTGTGGACAAGATAGGAGTCTCATTATGGCTGCAATGACCGAGACTCAAGTCGTCGCTGCTGAACTCGAGCGCGTAGACCCCAGGGTTCCTCTGCTCTTCGAGCGGGATGCCATGTTCTACGCGAATATCGAGAAGCGGCCCGTCGAGGTCATCAGCAGTCGAGATATGCGTATTCCGCTGGAGATTCGTCCTGGCGGTTACTTCGGATATTTCGACACTGCTGGTGGTGACCTTGGACGTGGCGCTGGCCCGACGTTTGAGAAGGCAATCATCAACACTGTGAGCTTCAGATATGCCGTTGAATGGCATAAGAAGACTCAGTGGTCGACGGATGACTCGCGCAAGTCCGTAGTAAATGCTGTAAGGCATCTGCTCGCGACTGCAATGAAGGAGTTTCGTCGTAGTGTAGACGCAAACCTGATGACCAAAGGTGATGGTGCTCTTGCCACTGTTACCTCGCAGACTGGAACCGTTGTTACGTGCTCAACTGATGGATACGGAACACGGCTTCTCAGGATTGGTCAGAAAGTTAACTTCTACTCTGCTGACTTTCTCACTTCTCTTACTCCTCTCGATACCGACGAGCGTGAAATCCTCAGTATCGACCATCAGGCCAAGACCTTTACCTATTCTGGTGCTACTATCGCGGGTGTGGTGGCTGGTATCAGAGTGGTTACGTCAGGCTTACGGGGAGCCTCGCCAACTGGGATATTGGGTGTCCCATATCATCATGATGATTCTTCATCTGGTGCCTGGTTGGGACTCTCACGTGCTCAGTATCCTGAAGTCCGTGCTGGCAGGATTACGGCATCTGGTCCATTGGACCTTCCACATCCTCGCCGCGCACTGAATAAAATCGGTGAGCGTCTTGGAATCGAAAACGGCGTTAAGATGAACGCCTGGATGCATCCATGTCAGGTCCAGTCTTATGAGGAGAGCGCGCAGCTCCTTATGCAGATTGACAAGACTCCTTCAGCGACTCAGGGTGCTGACCTCTACTTCGAGATGAAGCAGTTGGCTGGCGTCCCAATCAAGCAGCACTTCAACTGGGATAAGACCCGTGTTGATTATGTTGTCGACGAGGTTTGGGGACGTGCAGAGATGCATAAGGCGGGCTTCTACGAGGAAGAGGGCCGTCGTATGTTCGAGGTGCGTGGTCCTTCTGGTGGTGTTGCAGCGGCGACTATGTTTTATCTGGTCGCGAGCTTCAATACTTACACGAACAATCCTCCAGCGTGTGTCTATATCAGTGACCTGACGGTTCCGACGGGCTACTGAAACAGACTTACTACGTTGGTGTGGACGGCATTGGCGTAGTGAGCGGTGGACTGCTGTAGACTGGGGGGTTTACAGTGGTCCACCACCTTTGAGAGATATATGATTACAGACCTTATCCTTATCGAGTCTATTAACAAGTCGCTTTCTGAGCGATTTAGAGTAATAGACGGTCGTCCTATCTATCGTATTGTCTGGAGCGCGGACCAGCTTGAAACTCGTATTGGGAAGATGCGCGAGCACTATGGTGATATCTTCTTAAGAGAGTATTGGTCTACAGATAAGCGGCCTAAATACTGGTACTTCAAGAATCCGTGCTGGCTCCTAGAGAAGCTTGTGTTCATCAAAGGAGTAGCCGCGCTCAAGGAGATAGTAGCCGAACTTCCAGAATGTGCCAATGGGAGTTATGAGCCTATCTTTCCCTTTGTTGACAAAAATTTTAAGGCACTTCCTGTGAGTCTTCCAGTAGTAGAGATAGTCGTATGGAAGCTCCAGAATCCGACTAAACCTTTAACGCCTTCTCAGTTGGATGACCTCAGAGTTAAGTTGGACGATGAGGAAGTCGAGTACTTCGAGGAGGAGCTTGGTAAGGATGAGCGCGCGCCACTCTTCGTCGCTGACAATGCCGTCTTTTCGTCCACTAACCAACTGAAGTTTAAGCAGCAACGTGGCAGCGGATTCTTCAGCAATAAGGAGTATACAGAGAAATGATTAAAGATGGCGATATTTGCACAGTGATTTCTGTGCTCCCCCTACGCTTAAATGAGAACAAGCCGCTGACGCCAGCGAACTATGTTATCAAAGCTGTCAAAGACCCACAGAAGGATGTGGAAACCCTGATAGTTAAGCGCGGCCACTTTAGGGTCTATGTAGATGAGACAAGACCAGCTATCATAGTTCCAGAGACGGCAGATGTTATCGCTGGTTCTATCTGTCGTGACTTCAAGGTATCCTCCGCTCACTACGAACCTGGAGTAGCAGAGCCGGGACTGTTCTTCGTTGCTGGTGGATATACAAACGAGGAAGTTCTGAGAGAGAAAGATATCCAGCCTGAACTCATTAAAACCAGAAACCTCCAGAACACCTGGTTCAAGGTGCTGGTTTCGACCGCAGATGACGATTGGTCCCGTCATAAGATGCGGCGCATGATCTCCGACCTACAGCGACTTGCTTGTAAGTGTCTTAACCTTGAGCGTCCCTGGGATATAGACCTAGAGGTAGTCAGCTCGGTCAAAATGACACCTTGCAAGTTCTGTAGGGCGGAGGTTCATCCTGACGCTATCATCTGTATGCACTGCCGCGGCATACTTAACATGGAGCGTTACAAGGTTGAATTCGTGTCTGCTCCTGTTTCGGGCTAGACAAGTAACTGTTCGTTTGGCGAACACTTAAAAGGGCTTTATGGCACTGTTGACAGGCTCAGTGATAACAGAGATAAAAGGATTATTGAACGATCCTTCTGGCTCTATTTATCCTGACGTAGCTTTATTGCCACTCTTGAATAAAGCCTATAGAGAGTTGCAAGTTAAGCTAGGCGCTTTAGGTATCGGGACAACACGAGAAGTCATCGGTACCGTCCCTATTCCCGTTGGTCTTCTATCACTGGACGATGGAAGCGGTCTGCCCACCGACTTTCTTTATCCAGTCGAACTGGGAGAGAGGCCAGCGGGAACCTCTGAGCAATATGTGCGCATGGAGGAGAAAGAGTGGGACCCAGATACGCCACAGTTGGATAACCTGAGATACTGGACGTGGCGTGAGGACTCGCTGAAGTTCATAGGGGCTAAGACGGCTAGAGAGCTTTTGATGAGATATATCAAAACTCTTATTCCTCTTACAGACCCTGGAACTCCTATCCAGATTAGCGAGTCTCAAACATGGCTGGCTCAGAGGACTGCGGCTTTGGCTGCTCTCCTTCTGGGTCATAATCCTACTCGCTCAGACGCGCTCATGACAGACCTGTATAGTGGTAATGGTCCTTGGGAGGATTTCAAAGCCACTAAGATTAAAAGACTCCAGAACATCCCAGTCAGGCGTAGACGAACAAGATGGAGGGTTAGCTAATGTTGAAGATTAAGAACATCAGAGCGGCTGAAGTGGACTTGGCTAGGCAGGGAGTCTATAACACTGCTGGTGTAGGTGCTCCTTCAGGGACGACAGGCGTAGGAAAGTGTGGTAAGGGTTCTACGTATACCGATACTACGACCGGTATCGTCTACAGTAATACTGGAACTGCTGCTGCTCCTACGTGGGGTAAGACAGGCTTGCAGACATAGGATAGAGATGCGCGACCATGAGCCGCTAATTCAAGAGGTCTTTCGCGGCACCTTTGATAGAGGGGATGATGAGGTCTGCCCTGGTGGACACTTTATCTCCTCTCTCAACTGGCGCTTCTCTAAGGGCGGTATTGTAACTAGGGAAGGGTCAAGATACGACGACATAAATCCCACTGTCCCGGCTGGCATAAAAGTCAGAAGGATGGAGCTGTACGAGCGGACGGGAGAGGCTCAGCGACTCTTAATACTGGATGATGTCGGCGCTATCTGGGACTCTGTTACAGGTCAGGTTATACTTGCTATTCCTGCGATGGTAGATTTCTCCTGCACTGTAATGTATGACCGTGCTTTCATAACTCCGCATAACGGTGTAGTAGGACTTCCTGGCGAAAAGATTTACGTTTATTCGGGGAGTGGCACTGCTAGACCGGCTGCTGGTGTTGGTGCTTCTATTACTCCTGCTCTGGTCGCTGCTAACTCGGCTTTGTCAGGTAAGGTAGAAGCGGGGTTACATCAGTATGCGGTGGCGTATGAATCTGCAACTGGTTATCTTTCTCCTCTTGGCGCTTATGTTGCTTGGACTAGCCCTGGTGATTTTAAGGTAGACCTCTCTAATATCCCTATCGGACCTTCTGGAACTGTTGCGCGCGTCCTAGTAGCGACTAAAGCTATAGCGGAGGCTAGTCCTGACCCTACGAGCTATACTTATTTCTTTATTCCTGGTGGTCGTATTCCTAACAATACTGGCACTACTTTAACTGTTGATTTCTACGACGCAGACCTAGCTGATGATGCAAGCTATCTTCTAGAGCAGATGGCGGAGATTCCAGCAGGTGTAGGAATAGGACAATATAAGTCCAGCTTAATTGTATGGGGCGAGAACGCAAATCCATCTATCATAAGGGGCTCCAAACCTGGTCAGCCGGAGTCCTTCAATGGTGCAGATGGATACCTCACCGTTTATCCGGGAATAGGCGGCGGTGTTAAGAACGTCGTAGAGTATAGGAATCAGGCTGTTATCCTTAAGAGTAACAGAACCTATACTACGATGGACAATGACGATGTTCCAGCAACTTGGGATATTGGTGAAGTAGATGGTTCCGTCGGTACTGAGTCTCATGGTATAGGCCAGATTCTCAACATAGGCACCAACATGGAGGATAGGCTTTTCATAGCTGATAAAGCTGGCCTTCGTGTCTTCTCAGGGATGTTTAGTGATGACGGTATTATCTCTTACAGTATTGATGATATTTGGGGCCGCATTACTAAGACGGCGTTTGCTGCCGTAGAGATATCCGTAGACGCCATTAACGCTCGAATCTACGTCGCTGTTCCTCTAGATGGGGCTACTACACCAACCCATATTTTATATGGAGACTACAGTGAAGGATTGGGTTCGGACGGAATCAGGTGGACCATCTGGAAGTTCCCAGTCAGGCCTACTTCTATTGTCGTTTCTCTTGTTAATGGTGAGCCTGTTCTTAAATTTGGTTCTCTGGATGGTGGAGTATATAAGCTTGACACCACTCAGAAACTAGATAACGGTATTCGTATAGAGAACTACGCTAAGTTTCCTCTCTACCCTGTTGGTTCTGTAGATGAGGCTATAACTCACTTCACAGGGATACGGTTACGCGCGCGTGGAGTAGGGACATTGCAGGTTCTCTGTGAAGGATTAGACGGAGCAGATAAGTTATACTGCCAATCTCTACTCTTAACAGAGCTTCCCGGTAAGCCTCTCTGGAGGGGATTCAATTTTACGTCTGAGCATTGCTCTGTTACTTTGTCTCTTACTGACGCTGGTGACTGGTTGAACCTGACTAAATTTATCCTCTACCCATCTCCAATATGGGAAGGCAGACCCGAAGGTGGCTGACGAGGACGTTGTTCTAGGTTCAGTCCAGCAAGAGGTAGCTTCGCTTATACAAGGGAGACAGATAGGAGACTCACGTCTCTATGAAGCTATTAACCTACTGAACAAGCAGCTAGAGTTGATAGCACGACAGCTTGACCCGTTAGCTAGGCGCGCACTCAATATCAGCTTTGGAGTCTCAGACCTAGAACCACCAGGGAACTTTACTGCTTTCTCTGTTAAAACGTCTATCCGGCTTACGTGGTCTGCTGTAGAGGGTGCGGGTCAGTATGAGGTAAGACAAGGGACTGTATGGGATTCTGCCTTCCTTAAGTTTAGGACAGTAGGAGTCCAAGGGGATATCGACGCTTTAGTCTATGGGACGTATCATTTCCTAATTAAGACGATAGACCCAGATGGTAACTATTGTAAGGATTATGAGGCGTGTACGTTTACGGTTCCTCAGATTTCTGCTCCGACAATCACTGTTTCGGTAATCGATAATAACGTCCTACTCTATTGGACTGAGCCTGCGTCGACGTTCAAGATAGACTATTATACAGTTAGAAAAGTAGGCGCTCCTGCTGGTGCTCGTATCGATGGGACGTTTACAAGTATCTTCGAGGTAGTAGCAGGCACTTATCAATATGAAGTTACGGCTATCGATATCGCTACGAATGTGGGAGCTAAGGCGACGATATCAGCCCAGGTTAGTACGCCACCTGATTATGCGCTACAGAGTACGACGATAAGCGGTCTTAACGGGACAAGGGTTAATGTTCTTAGACTGCCTATTACACCATCTCTACTCTGTTGTTGGGATACTCAGACGTGGCAGCAGCATTTTCAGGTTAGGCATAGCTGGATAAACATAGCGGCACAGATAGCGGCTGGCTATCCTATCTATATACAGCCTACTTCGATAACTGGTAGCTATGAGGAAGTTATTGATTACGGCGCTATCATTAATAATACTATCGTTACTATTAGCTGGAATACTGTATTTTGGACTCCGAATGATGCTGTTAATGTAATTGTTAAGATGGCAGTGTCGGATGACGGAGTTACGTATACGTCTTTCAATGCAGGGACCAGCCAGTACTTCAGGACGGTTAGGTTCCTTAAGTTCAGACTAGAGTTTACAGCGGCTAACGACAAGGCTTTTATTGAGCTTTATAACTTGACTATCAGTCTTAATGTTAAGCGGGAAAACGACGGGGGCGAGGTTAATGCGCTTTCTACTGACTCTGGTGGCACTACTGTTCTGTTTAACAAGCCATTTAAGGACATAGAATCTATTACAGCTACGACAAAGAGTCCGACAGAGCCATTCGTTGTTATCTTTGATTTTAACGATATACCTAACCCAACTTTCTTTAAGGTATTCGTTTTCGATACGATGGGTGCCCGCGTGACTAGGATGATAGACTGGAAAGCCAGAGGGATAGTTTAGTGGGCTGGCAACGGTTTAATCGAGTTAGCAACGTATTCGAGGTCTCTGATGATAACGGAGCGTCGTGGCAGACCCTTGTTATAGCTGCGGCTGGGATATCTGGTGCCGGTCCTCATCATGTTAGTCATGAGCCAGGTGGAACAGACCAGATTGTAAAGTTAACATTAAATTCTACATACCCTCAATTAAGAATAATATCTACTACGGGTCCACCGCTGATTGAATTCGATGACATGGCGGCAGCAGTAGACTCAAAGAAATATCGTCTTTGGACACAATCTAATTTCTTTAAGTTTGATTGTCTAAACGATGCTGAGAGTGCAGTCCTTTCAACTCCACTTATAGCTGGTAGGAATGGAGATATTCAAGTCGCTAGAGATGTTATAACGGCCAGAGGATTTCAAGGTAATTACATTAATACCGTTGGCGCAGGTAGTGTAAGCGTTCAGTTACGTGATACGGCTGGTCCAGCAAACCAAAAATACTGGGCGCTTAATCAATACTCTAATGGAATATTATATATAGACCTTTTCAATGACGCTCTAAGTGCTTATACAACTCGTGCAGTACAGTTTTATCCAAGTGGTATTATGGCTACCGCTGCTGGTATTGCTTTTAATGCGGCTCAAGTAGCATCAGCTAATCCAAACGTCCTGGACGACTATGAAGAAGGGACTTGGATTCCTACACTGCTTTCGGAGGATGGTGGCGCAGGTACGTCTTATAGCGGTCAGCTTGGAAGATATACAAAAATCGGACAATTCGTAATTCTTGCCTTTAACTTACTTATCAACGCCGCAAATTGGACAAGTGGTAGGGTATTATTAGGAGGGCTTCCTTTTTCAGCTATAGACTTATATCATCCCGGACATCTTGATTATTATGTTATAACTCCTGGTGTTGTTAATTTACAGCTACATCTTCCACCGGGAACGACTAATTGTTATTTTCCTATGAAAACAGGGACGACTAGCAATCCTCATGATGCTTATATGATAGTAGGTAACGTCACTACTGGAGCGACCTTCCGAGGCCATATAATGTATAGGGTGGCTACATAATGCTGATAAAAGAGATAGTCATCGGTCTTATAACTATCCTCGAATCTAGACAGATACAGGTTCGTGAAGATACTGTTGTATATGAGGATGGCGTTGAACTGTCCAGAACTTATATGCGTTATGTGATGGAGCCAGGTGATGACGTAGCTACACCTCATGCCATCCTTAAAGACCTAGCTAATCTTCTCTGGACTCCTGAAGTTGTGGCTACGCGAAAAGAGTTTAATAGGAGAGTACGTGAATCAATTGCAAATAACACCAGAGGAACTGTACCAGCTTTTGGGGGAGAGACTAGTAATCCAATACAAGTTAGAGGGACAGATAAAGGAGCTTCTGACTCAAGGGGACGAGATGGCGAAAGTGATAACGGACCTGAGAGTGGAGAATAGTCAGCTTAAAGATACGGTCGCAGAACTGAGAGAGATGTTAAATGGCCAATTGGTCGAACCCCACCATAACTAGCCAGTACGACGTATTCGTCAATGAGGCTAAGGATAGAGATGTAGATTCTGCTACTCTATTTTTAGCCGCTCCTACGAATCCTGTCGTTGGGATGGTTAGATTTAACAGGACGACCAAGATATTTGAGGAGTGGTCTGGTACTGCCTGGGTTGCTCTTGTTCTAGGTGTAACTGGTGGTGGAACTGGAGGAAACTCTGGTGCGGCTGCTGGTATTGCTTTAGGACTAGGTTCTATGGCGTATCAGAACTCTAATGCTGTTAACATTACGGCTGGTTCGATAACTGGCTTAACGACTCTTACTGTAACTACTGGTCCTATTCCTACGGCTGATAATACCTATAATCTAGGAGCCTTAGCGAATAGGTGGAAGAACGTCTACATAGGAACTGGCTTAGTTATCCCCTATGGCGTCGATAAGTTCGTTACTTCGTAGTCGTTATGGCTAAACTAGCTGGCTCGTTATGGGTAGAAGGTAACGAGCTTCATTACGTCGACCAGTTTGCAAGAGAGTGGTATGTTCCTGGGACACTCATGAAGAATCAGGTCGCTAAGCCTGGTTCGATATGGATTGACCCGACTAATCACTATCTTATGTTTATGAATGAGGCAGGTAATCAGGTTTATACTGCTGCTCCATGTGGTGATGTATCTACGCCTAATATGGCAGCAAAGAATGGGTCGCTCTGGATATCCAACGTAAACAACCAACTTACGTGGATAACTGAGCTTAATGCTAATGCTCAGCACGTAGTAAGAGCACATAACGATATAGCACTTGTAAATACACATACCGATACCCATAGCGATAGTCCTCACGTCGACAGTGTTCATAACGATGTAGCTCATAACGACGTTGCAGCAGGTTCATCTCATACAGACTGGCATATTGACGACCCGCATCACGACTTTACTGACCAGTCCCATACGGACCAAGCACCTAATCCATATCAGAACTTTCAGGACTTTAGCGACCAGATTTACTATTATCATCCTCAATATGGTCACTCAGACGCTCCTGGTGGTGGCATCTATATACACGGAGATTATCGTAGCGGTGGTGGAACATTCCATGAAGATTATAGTCATACTGATTATGGTATGAATATTACAGTAGGTCCAAATGGTGCTCATGACGACTTCTGGAATCATACAGATGTCCCTCATGGAGATATTCCACATCAGGATAGTCATAGAGATTCTCCACATCAAGATGAAGCAACTGAAAATTTCCATGGAGACTCTATTACCTCTACTCCACATACAGATGTCCCCCATACAGACATAGCTCATGGTGATGGACATACAGATAGTCATGCGGACACTCATGGTGATACACCGCATACAGACCATCCGATTCTGATTGGACCTTGATGACAGTCGAATATCTCCCCGTTGGCGTAAAATGTAACCTTAAATGCACCTACTGTTATCAGGAGCCTATGAGGGACGCTGGTAACTTCTCTGTCCCTGCTAACTTCGATAAGGTTAAGGAGCAGATAAAGAAGGTAGGCACGTTCTCTGTATTTGGTGGAGAGCCTCTTCTTGCACCTATCGAGCACTTACGGGAACTGTGGGAGTTTGGGGATACTTTTAAGAATAACAATGGTCTACAGACGAATGGGCTTCTTATCACTCATGCTCATGTAGAGCTATTCAAGAAGCATAAGGTTCATGTAGGAATAAGCATAGATGGACCTGGCGCTTGTAATGGTGCGCGTAGCTCTTTAGCGGATACAGCGCATATCATCAATAACATCAAGGGACTCGTAAAAGAAGGCATCAACGTCTCTCTTATCATAACCATCCACAAGCTTAACTACGACAACATAAGTGACTTGTTGCAGTTTATCGATGAGATGCTACTTATCGGAATCGTGGCTTTCAACTTCCATAATTTAGAGGTTGACAATTCCGTTACAGAAAAGACCCTCCATTTGGATGACGCCCACAATTTTGCCATATTCCAAGTCCTGTACGAACACACAAGGACTAAGCTGGGACACTTTAATCCGTTCAATGATATTAAGTGTCTACTAACTCAAGAGAAGCCATCTGTATCCTGCATCTGGACAAGTTGTGACCCTGTAACGACTCCAGCAGTCCACGGTATAAATGCAGAGGGTGCTCTTACGAACTGTGGCCGGACTAATAAGGAAGGTATCGACTGGCTGAAGTCTGAGTCGCCTAGGAGTTTAGAGCGGTATCTAGCTTTATCTCTAACTGAATGGAAGAACGGTGGCTGTAAAGATTGCCAGTATTTTTTCGTTTGTAAAGGGAATTGTCCAGGCACTAGTATTGGCGGAGATTGGCGTAATCGTACTAGGGACTGTCTTTTTTGGTATCAGCTTATTGATTCTATTCGCCAGGACTTGCTAGATAACGGTCATCAGGTTCTGGACTCAGATGAAGCTAATAAGAAGTTTATTCAGTATATAAACCAGGATACGAGATTCAGGATGGAAAGTGTCCATCAGGATGTAGCACATGGAGATTCCCACGGTGACCACACGGACCAATCTGGTGTCGGGCCAAGACCTACCGACTGAGTTCGTTCGGGTTAACTGGATATCGGAGCGCGCCCAAACTAAATGGGAGCCTATCTTTGCTGCGTGTTCTCATCTCTTTACTGTGCTGGAGCAGGAGGCTGTAAAGGCTAAGATTAGGCGTGCGACGATACAGTCCGTAAATCCAGCAGAGATAGACAAGTTTAGTCAGAACTGGATGAAGGACGACTTTATGGTCATTCCTTTGGAGAAGGTCCAGGCTGGAGCGACATATCAATCTAGTGGTGGGACTTGTGATATCTCTAAGCCGTGGATGTATAAGGTCGCTATCGGCCGCTTTGAGGATGTGCGCGAGTTAGTATACGCCTATAAGGACAGGAACAACTACAAGATAGGTGACATTCTAGGTTATCCTGATTGCTGTATTGAGTTCTTCGAGCAGCACTGGATTAAGGAGCACTGGCTAGATACTTCTCTACCTATGGCGTTGGGAGAGACTAGCATTACGAACTGGAATCCTCTCTGTAACATACTGCTGAGGTGGCTAGGACTGAGGATGGTGTCTCATCTACCTTGCAGCTTTAATTGTGTAGATACGGCTCAGATAGGTAGAGGTTATATGCAGCTAGCGTATGATTTAGGACATCGAACGACTATCGATGCTCTATATGATATTCTAAGCTGGCCTGTCGAATGGACTGGTTTACATGGTATCGGTATCTTAACTACGCCCGTATGCAGGGTTACGTTTAGAACAGATATGCTAGACCAGAAGCAGACCGTTCGACTTCACAGTGATGCTAGGCCAGAGATGCAAGTATCAGGATTAGAGTTTCCTTTGCATAAGATACGGAAACCCAATGCGAACGGATTTCTTTCCGAGACTGCTGAGCGTTCTTCTCATAATACTATTCTTGATATTATGCGCAACGCTAAAAATCTGGAACGTGTTATAGATTTAGGTTGTGGAGACTCTACCCTACTTCATAAGATAGCAGATGAGTTTAGCTGCAAAACTGTAGGGATAGATAGTGATGCGAATAAGAAGCCTGACATACGTGCTGATATCTTTGATGCTGATTACCTCAAAGGTGACTATAGCCTGGCTCTTATTTCAAAAGCACGTATACGGGAGAATCCAGAGGGGTGGAAATTCCTCTTAAGTATGCTAGCGGAGTATAGCCAGCAGCTTATTATCTACTCCTATGATGGTGACGTAAGGGATGTTTATGTGGGTCCCTATCACGTTATCTGTGGTATCATAGACGGTCAAACATCAGCGAATCTATATGCGCTTACGACGACTTAACTACGAATACGCGCTACAGATGGATAAGATATGGAAGGATTACTGGTCGGAGTATACCCTTCCAGACCAGAGAAGCTCCATCATAGATACCATCTGTGTAGACGACAACGATAAGGTTATCTCCTACGGTCAGGTTAGGCACTTCGCTGAGATGATGTTCTTTCCTGATATGTCGGTATCGAATCGGGTTAGATTAGAGGCTCTTAAGCTGACAATCGCTGAAGGCTTTAGAGGCATTGATAAGGCTGGCTACAAAGAAGTCTATATGCTATGTAAGGATATGAGATTTGCACGGCTCATAGCCAAGCACTTTGATTTTGCTTTGGTCGAAAACCCCGGAGTGTTGTTAGTAAGAAGGATGGACTGAGATGGCACTAAGTGGATTAATTAGCTTAATTGTTCTCTTAGTAGTCCTTGGGCTAGCTCTCTACCTGATTGAAAATTACGTCCCTTTGGCTCCCCCATTTAAGATAATCATCCGGGTCTTGGTTATCCTATTTCTTTTCCTCTACATCCTGAGTATGTTCGGGCTGTGGAGCGGCTTTAGAACGTAGATAGGAGTCTATAATGGGTGGCGGAAAAGACCAGAAGCAGGCTAACACTCAGCTGCAACAGCAGACCGCATATCAAGGGCAGCAGCAACAGGCTTTTGATACTCGTAATACGGGAGACCTTAATGCTTCCCGTGAAAGAGGGGACCAGTTATATGGCGACCTCTATAAAGGATACAATTCCTTAGCTACTGGAACTGGTGGTGCTGCTCCCGTCACAGGAGGAGGTGGTGTTAATAATGCTTACCAACTTCCTGGTGTAGACCCTCGATATGGTAACGTCGAGGACAAGTATAAGGAGTTCATGTCCACTGGTGGATGGGACCCTAATGCTAAGACAGGACAGCAGGGGCGTATCGACTATCTAACTGAGCTAGGTAAGACAGGTGGTATATCCCCCGAAGACCAAGCTCGTGCTAGAGGCGGTGGTATCTACGAGGAGTTCGCTAAGACAGGTGGACTCGACGATAAGGCGCGCGCAAACATACGTAGCAGAGGGACTTCTGGTATCCCCGCTATGTATCAGAACATTAATCAGGCACAACAGAGACAAGCGGCTGTAAGTGGTGGCTATGGTCCTGGTCAAGCTGTTATGGCTGGTAGGATGGCTAGACAGCAGCAGGGCGGTATGGCCGATGCAGCCCTTAACTCTGAGCTTGGTATTCAGCAGCAAGTCAATCAGGGTCGTCAGTGGGGTGGTACGGGGATGAGTGGGTCTGAACTCTCCCTGCAAGACCTCCTCACTCGTAATAAGCTTGGCGCTACTACTGGCGCTGGCACGATGACCCAGAACATGCAAGAGTCCTTGATGGGTGGACAGCAGTGGGGGACTCAAGGTGAAAAAGGCATCGCAGATATGTATCAGGGAAGAGCAGACCAGCAAGCCTCCATCAACGCTGCTGGTGCTGCTAATGCTGCTTCTGGTTCTGCTGCCAATGATAAATGGGCACAGGAGTTTAATGCTCGACAGAAGGCTTTAGGGCTTGAAGGACTCGGAAGCCTTTACGCTGGTCAGGGTAGTGGGGAATACAACCTCAATAAGGACTTTGCCCTACAGTCTGCTGGCGATTACGGCTCTATCCAGAATCAGGGTTCAGTCGCTCAGAAGTCTGGTAATAAGTCTCCGTGGGATACTGTTGGCCAGGTAGCTGGTGCAGTAGCCGGTGGTATGACTGGCCTTGGTGCTGTAGGTAATATGGCACAAAGAGGTATTGGCGGTGGACTAGGAGCCAACACGCAGTATAGGAGTCTACCATAATGCCACTCAACTTAAGTAACCCATTCCAGCCTAGCCGGTTCGGCAATATCATGAACCAGCCAGTAGATAGAAGCTTTGGTAACGTGGACTTCAATCCCGCTACTCAAGAGTCTAATCCATATCAGAACCAGAAACGTCTGTTCTCTGGGGCTATGCCTGAAACTGCGCCTAAGTTTAGAGTGCAGCAGCAGGAGATGCCACAAGAGGATACGACAGACGCTGAAACATCTAAGTTCTACAATATGCTTAAGGGCGTAGGTGGAGCTAGACCTGCAAGGACAGCATATCAGGAGGCGCTCCAGAACCAGCCTAATGCAGCAGACTATCAGCCATCTGGTTGGCGTCGTATAGGTGCTGCAATTACTGGTGCTGCTGGTGGCCTTAATCAGGGCGCACAAGTAGGGACACAGCTAGGAGAAAACTTCTTAGAGTCTCCATATAAGGGCGCGCTCTCTGATTATCAGCGTAGGCTTGCTGGACTTGAGCAGTCCGCGCAGATGGAATCTCAGGATGTTAGTGACGAGCGAGAGAACCTCGTAACCGCTGCTAATTATGGTATGTCTCGTGGAGATAAGCAATTCACAAGGCATATTCAACAGTCCGGAGTCGACCAGAAGCGTGCAGAGCTTCAAGCTACACACGATAAGGATATGGCTCAAGCTGAAAGGTGGAGAGCACAGAGCAACAACGAGATGGATAAGAACAGCATCGATGCTTGGGTGGCTGAGAGGACTGCTGAGCACAATAATGCTATGGCAGCTATCGGTCGAACTAATGCTGGTGCTAATGTAACATCCGCTGGTGCTGCCGCTAGTAATGCTGTAGCTGCACATGAGAGAGCTGCTGCTGCACAGACTGCCGCTGAAGCTGCTAAGGGTGCTAATAAAGGTAAGGCCATGAGCTATGAAGAAGGCTATGACTTTGCCCTTAAGCAGATGTCCAATGAGCCACAGTTTAGAGGTAAGGTCATACCTAATACCTCTCAGATAGCTGGTTCGCCCAACTTCATCTTGGCTCCTGGTACGCCTAAGTCTATTCAGGATGAAGCCAATCGACGAGCATCTGAGATATCAGGTAAGACCATTGGCGGCCTGATGCAGCCTGATGTAAGTCGATTCCGTTTCAATGGTGGACTTCAGGTAGCGGAGTAGTAAATGGCTAGACGTCAAACCTATCTATCCGTTACAGACAACGCGTCCGGCAAGACCTATAATATGCCGTGGCAGGATGTTACTAAGAATCCCACGGATGATGAGGTCGACAAGTTTATCTATGAGCAGGACCAGTATGCTAACGCTGGACCACTAACAAAAGCGGCTCGTTGGGCGGCTACTCCTCTAGCTAAAGTTGGGACGGCTATATCTGACAAGATAGCTGAACCACTTATGAACTATGGAGAGGGCCAAGCTTTACCTAATCCTCTGCATGGTATAGGAATTGGACCACAGAATATAGTAGATAGACTTAAGCCTAACGAGAAGCCAGGATGGGGTAGGTCCGCTGCAACTTACGGTGGTGCCTTTGGCGAGACTCTTGGAGAGGGAGTAGACGCACTTACTTCTCCAGCTAGTTTAGCCCTATTCGGTGCAGCTCCTATCGGTAGAGGATTACAGGCTGCTAGTGGAGTCAAGGGACTTGCTGGTAATGTCGTAGGTAATACTGTAGGTAGAGTAGGGACTGGACTTACCTATGCGCCTAAAGCAGTAGGCTATGGCATGATGGGGCATGGTGCTTTAGGTGTCAAAGATGCTGTAATGAACCCTAGTGGACAAGGCATAATTGATGACCTCAAAGGCCCAGTATTTGAGACTACCCTAGGTTATTTGGGAGCGCGCGCTCCACGAGCTAACTATGCTCCTAAGGCTCCTAAACTTGGGACAGGTAGTGTAGTTAGTGAGGGTTTATTAGGGCGGCCTAACTTTGGTAATGCTCCTCCCCCTCTTGCTAATGCTACAGGACGCTCGCCTATGATGGGTGAGAATCTTGGGATAGGACGGCCCAACGCATCTGAGTGGATACATGATAGTCCATCTGTATCTCTTGGACCAGAAGCGCCATTAACAAGCGAAGGATTAACTGGTCCCGGTGACTGGAGCAGATACAATCCGATGGCGGGCCAAGCTGCTCGTGCATCAGTTCCTGGTCATGGTATGCAGACTGGACCATCTGCTATGCCTGCCGCTGTAGAACCACCATATATGCAGCGGATTAAGACTACGTTCGATGAAGCTCTGGGGCGTCCTGGTCGTGGTGCTGTGCCTACTATGGGCGAAACTGTACAAGGACAAGCAGCAGAGAGAACGAGGCAACTACAGGCTGAAGTCGATGCAGAGAACGCTTCTCTGGGACTCAAAGCGTCTAAGCCTCGCGCGCCTAAGAAAGCTCCTCTACCAACTCCTAGCCCCTTAACTATAGAGGAAGAGGGACTCAGATATCCGATGAGTGAGGGCAGGGCTAAATACTCTCAGAAGGCCCTAGACGAGATAGACCAGAGCACACTCGCTAATCCAGATACAGTTGGTAACCATAAGGGACTGCTCTCAGATATACGTAAGCGGCTTGGACTTGAAGAGCCAGTCTCAGAGGTAGCCGACGCTCCTGCGCGCGAATCATGGAAGGGTGCTAGGTTTAAGGGTAAGGATAGGCCAGCCCCTACAACTAGACGTCCGGGTTTTAAGAGTGCTAGGGGGGAGGTTAGCTTTGGTGGACCTGCCCCTGAGGGAAGTCCTTGGGCAAAGGCTGAAGATGCTATCGCTGGTGCTACGGCTAGAGTTAAGAGTGGGCTATCCTCTGCACGTATGAAAGCTCTAGATAACATAGCCGCAGCAGAACAAAGGGGAGTCCTAGGCAACGTAAGAAAGGGAGCTGCTGCACTGACTGGACCAGATATAACTGGTATGGGTGGAGGAGCCAAGAGCTTCCTTCAGTCTGGTTGGGCATATCTCGAGAACATGGGCCAGCCTGGACAGCAACTCGCGCGCCTACTTAAAAGAGAACGTATAGATGTAGGCATAGAGAAATCAGCGATAGAGAAGGCTGGTGGTAAGTTGGCCGATGCAGAAGGGACTCCAGTTAATCGAACAGGTAAGTTAATCCTCGATAGGAACAAAGAGCGAATCGACGAGCTATTAGGGCGAATAACAGACCCTGAGCATAAGAAACAAGCTGAATCACTAATCAAGGAATTCAGTGGTGGTAACGTAACGGATGCAGCCTTTAACGCTGGAGTAGATAAGATAAAGGCGTTCCAAGGACTGACCAAGCTATCTCAGTTCGGCATTGGTAACGTCGCAGGTGGTGTTCCTGTAGCAATGCGTAATAGGCTAGGGACTACGTTATCTGCTGCTAGGAAAGTCCTGCCAGGTTCAAAGGAGTTCGAGGCTGCATATAAGTTAGCTCAAGAGAGTGGGCACCTTGACGAAGCTTCTGGCGTAATTATGTCAGATGCTGGACATGGTGGCGTTAGTAAGCTGGTAGATAAGCTGTATCGTATCTCTGGCTCTGAGAAGCGTATGAGGACTATGGCTACGCTTGCAGGTCGAGATACGGCGCAGGAGTTATTTGCTAAGCTTAAGGCTAACCCTACTAACAAGTGGACATATAAGCAGCTTGACGATTTGCTCCTAGAGGATGACATGGCAGCGGTCCTGAAGCAGCCTAAGCTTACGGACCTTCAGATTAAGCGCGCGGGTGGACGGATGAACGAGCTTACACAGGGTCTGGCAGAGGGAATAGACCTACCTCCGCAGTGGAAGAAATACGACCTTGCGACTCAGTTCAAGAAGTTTAGCTTCATGCAGACCCGTAATATGAAGGAGGCTTTTAAGGCCAATCCTGGTAGGACTCTAGCTGCTGGCTTAATAGGGGCACCAATCCTAGGTGAGCTTACTGGAGATACGAAAGCTGGTATTAAGGGTGCAGTTAAGCATGGAGTAAAATACGCTACTGGTGACACAGACCAGATGAGTCCTACTCTTTCAGAAGACATTATGAAGGAGATTGGCGATCGCGGAAGTGGGCTAGATAGATACGGCGCTAATATGAACCAAGCCTGGGCGTTAGGTTTACTTGGCGACGTCGCAAAAGGTATAGAGCGTGGACCTTCTGGACTAGCTGAAGTCGTTGCTGGTCCTACGATTGGGGATATAGCAGAGGCAGGTTATGGAGCACACCAGCTTGCCACCAAAGGTCAGGGTTACCACCTTGGGCGACAAGCTGCTCGTGCGGTTCCATTTATCGGTACAGGTCTAGCCGCGTCTATCAAGGGCTCCTATCAGGGTAAGCAGAAACGTAAGACAAAGGGTAAGAAGGTTAAGAACTAAACACCTTCTTTCTTCTGCCGCTCCATATACCGCTTAACGACCTCGGGGTTGAGTATATACTTGACCTCGGGGCGTCCCATCTCATCTCTGCTGGCACTTACCTTGATAGCACGTTGAGCAGCTAAATCCTCTACAATACTATCTAGTTCAGGTGCAGAGAAGTGACTCCAGAACCTCTGTAATACAATCGTCCTAGTCAGAGTATTCCCTGGTGCTGTAAGTAGGCCAGTGATAAGAACAGAAGTACCGGGCGCGCTCTTAGCCTGTCCACTTCCCATCAGGTTAACTCGTCTAGAAGCCGGGACGAATCCTAAGCAAGCCTTTATCGACTCCTCTATGTCTGACTTGATGATTGTTAAGTTGCGTCGGTTAGACAGAGACAGCAACATTGCAGTCTTAAGCACGTGGTCGTGCAATCGCTCAAGGGTTCCCGTATCATCTTCTAAATCCTCCTCCTGCTGAAGCTTAATATACCACTGGTCGTATAGCACCTTACTCTCCATATCCATCTTAATCTCGCCCTTGCATTTGGATATATCCGCTAGCTCTGTGACGAGTTTAGACAGTGGTAGTGTAGAGGCGGGCTTGAACATCCCAGAATTTATCCCTGCCTTTTTATCTGCATAGACCATAAAGGTTCGACCGATAAACCCTCCACCTATCGCGTTCTTAGGTATAGCATCCTTTAAGTGTATCTCATTGGACGCGCCCAAAAGCGTAATAGTCGGCTTATTCAGTTTCTCTTCTGGCGTATTCCTAAGCAGATAGCTCCAGCCAGTCTCATTGAAATGCCTATCATACAGGTCCGTCAATATGGTCAGCGCATCGGGGTCTCTAATGATAAAGCTAGAGAACTCAGAAGCAAAGAGGACACCTGCCGAATCTGTATTAGGTGGACCGCCATTCTTAGAAGTCTTAGCCTTAGATAGGTCAGCTATGACGCCTTGAATGGACACACGTCCTGCGTATATCTTGGTGTTATTTACATGCGTCACCAGATACTTGGCTAAGTTAACGGGCGGACCCTTTCTCAGCCCACTACGTCCTACTAGAAGCACATAGATGTTCGGATAAACTAAACCTGCCGTTACTCGATCCAGATATACGTTATCCTTAACAACCGCAGCTATTGCCGCTAATGCACTCCAGTAGTAGTAACGCCTTGGAGACTCAGAGTCCTTCGTGTAATAGAGGACTTGCTCCACAAAACTCATGCAACAGCTACATTCTTTGGCTTGAAGTCTCTTAATCCGTCAGGGTTTTTATCCGACGCGTCCTTGTAGTTATACCCGACTTTACTTTCTGCTGGTATAACTACAGTTCCTCTCTGAAGTGTACATCTCGAAAAGTCTATAGGAGCCTCTATCTCTTCATGGAGTATTGATATGTAGGTGTCAACATCTTTCTCTCGTACAAGCGAGATAAGAGAGTCGTGTCCCTCAAGGGCGTAGTAGGCTTCAACTCCTTCCTTATCAAAACGCTTCCTAGCTCGTAGGCCTGCCAGTCGGATATGGTCGGGGACTGTGCTTTGGGGAATGTGTGCAAACGCTTCCTTAAATAAGTCCTCGCCCCATCTATCAAAAAACTGTCGATATCTGCCGTATGGACTAACAAGCGTAAGGTTATTGTCTGTAAGGGCGCGTCGGATACCTTCATGGAAGACGTTCCTTATGTTGGGGGAGAACGCATGGAACTTGTCTAGAATCTGCCCTGCTCGCCATTCACTTATCTTGACGTCAATCTTAAACTTCTTCGCATCGGTGTTGACAATCTCCATAAGCCGATGCTTCTTCATCCCGTAGTTGCCAGCATGACGAGTAGTCTTACCGATGAACCTCAACTCCTTAGTTACGCTCTGTCGCTCAATACCGAAAATCATGCACGTCGTAAAGCTATGGACGTCTACTTTACGAGCGAACATATCTCCCAGCTTGAAGTCCTCAGCAAGAAGAGCGACTATCCGTGCCTCTGCTTGGCTCATGTCCGTTTCGACGATGACAAAGCCTTTATCAGCTACGAACATCTGGCGTATCTCTGTTCCGATATCGCCGTGTTTCGTAATGGTTTGGAACGGTATCCCCATCTTTTCAGGACGTACAGGAGGCTTAAGTATCTTGGTATTGCTACGTCCTGTCTCAGTTCCAGCGATGGTATAGACAGTCTTCATCCTTCCATCATAGTCGACTCGCGCACCAAAGTATTTCTTGCGCGCTATCTTGAATCGTCTTATGAGAAGGATAAGCTCTAAGCCGCGTTCGATATTGGGGTGTAGTTTCTTGGTGTTGGCGATAAGCGCGATGAGAACTTCCTCAGCAGTCCCTCTACGATAGGGCATCTTCCACTGCTGGTAGACAAGGACAGGACAATCTTTAGGGGAGTTCACGTTAACTTCCCAGCCTGCCAACTTATTCAGTTCTGCTTGCATCTCCTCTATCTTTTTGCTATACTCCTCTACTAGACGCTTCTGCATCTTGAAGTCTATCTTGAACCCTGTGTTCTCGATATCCCTGTAGAGGTAATGCAGCTCACGCTGATAGTCCAGGCAGAAGTCGTCAACCCAATTAGGGAAGCCAGGCACTACCATCTCACGTGCGTCCTTTATCATCTCCGTATAGCACTCGAAGGTGACGCAAGCATCTAGTCCGTTATAGTGGAGGATTCGTTCAACTTTATCCTTCTTCCAGTTGAACTCTTTACCTTCCTCTTTGTAGTACGGGACGTTAGTGTAGATGCTGGTGTTGAACTCAAGAGCTTTAGGAAATTCAGGATGGATGCAGTGAGCAAGCAGACCAGTATCGCAGTGGAAGTTAGCGATTTGTAATCCACAGATAAGCTCCAACTGTCCCTGGTCGAACTTGAAGTTCTGGCCGATGACCTTGATACCAGACGTAAAGAGCGTATCTAGCAAACCCCACATTTCTACTAGCTGGTGCTTGGCTATTCCTTGCTCCTTACGGATGGACCAGATATCGAAGAGTGGAACAGATATAGCGTGCCACTCGTTAAAGGCTAATCCGACGCAGAAGGGGATAGCAGCTTCGACTTCGATATCTACAGCTACAGTATCC